AAGGAGACGGGGTGCATCGCCATCCTGATCCACCACGAAGGCAAGCCGAAGGCCAAGGAGGTCACGGACGGCCAGACCTTCTCGGACATCATGTACAGCGGTACGGGCGGGGCGGAACTTGTGAACTATGTCCGTGCCGTGCTGAACATCCGCCGGGAGTCCAAGGACCAGCCGGTCTTCTCCTTCATGCTGTCGAAGCGTGGCAAGGAGGCGGGGATGCGTACCCCGGACGGGAAGCCTACGCTGACCCTGAAACTGAAACACGCCGACGACCGGGTGTTCTGGGAGGTGGCTCCCCTTGCCGGCGGTTTCGAGCTGCTCAAGGTCGGGCAGCAGTTCCGGCACTTTGAGTCGAAGCCGAAGGTCAGCCGGGGGGCGTTGATCGAGGAACTGGTCTCCGACCACAAGTTGAACCGAGACCAGGCGGAGTCCCTCATCAAGGCCATGGTGACGAACGGCATCATGGAGCCTCGGAAGGTCGGCGCGGCCTTGTACTATCAGGGGACGAAGTACGAGGCATGAGCATCGTATCCACATTGACGGTCAGGCCGATTGAATATCGCCTTGCGATGGATACCATCGTCAAGAACCACTACCTTCACCGGGAATGCTCCTGCTCTGCCGCCTTCGGCCTGTTTACCGACGAAAAGACCAACGACGACTTCTTCCAGCAGGGCAGGCTGGTGGGGGTGATTGTATTCGGCAAGCCTTCGTCATATACCCTTTGCAATGGCATCTGCGGTGAAGATGAGAGCAAGAACGTGGTAGAGTTCAACCGCTTATGGGTAGAGGACTCGATGCCCAAGAACACCGAGAGCTTCTTCGTTGGCCAAGCCCTGCGGCAATGTCCCTTTGAAATTATCGTTTCCTTCGCTGATTCTGAGCAGGGGCATATCGGGTATATCTACCAGGCTACCAACTGGATTTACACGGGGATAAGCCCCAAGATGAAGTACTTCAGGCCGAAGAACGCCTCGGATAATGCCGGCGGAACGGTCTACAGACGCCGAGAGCGTATGACCAAGCAGGAGATCATTGACCAGTTCGGGGCGGATATGGTCGAGGAGTACTTCAGCAGCATGAAGTATCGGTACATCTATTTCAACTGTTCCAAGACCCGTAAGAAGGAACTGATGAAGAAGCTGAAGTACCCAGTCCTTCCGTACCCCAAGAAAGCCACTTAGGAAGCCCGTGGCGGGGCTTTCAGGGCCTGGGGCGACTACTTACCCTTGCGGAGCCTCAAAAGGGCGTAGTCGACCAGTTCGGGGCTTGCGTAAGCGGCCGCCCCGGCGGCGGCGAAGGCCATGCTTTCGGAGTTGAAGTACCCCTTGGTGGCCAAGCCGACGAGGACGGAGGTCAGGCCGGCCGTGGCGGTTCGTCTGGCGATGTACCCCGAGGTGTGCCTTTCGGTGGAGCAGAAGTAGCGAATCAGCCAAGACACCGCCCCGATGGCGAAGCCGAAGCCAATATCCCGCAGGGTGACGGGAATGTCGTCGGGGGGTGGGGGCATCGCCGCGCTCATGAGATACGGGGGGGCTTGGCGTTGGGGGCGAGGACGACCTGACGGTAGTTCTGATCCCAGAGGACGGCGGCGAGGTCTTTGCCGGCGCGGTCGACTTGGGCCTCGCTGAGTTCGGGGAAGGTCAGGTGGACCTGCTCATGGCAGAGAACCTCCAACTGCCGCTTGGCACCGAGGCGGGGGTCGATCTCAATCAACCCTTCGCCGATGGTCGCCTGGCCCCAAGCCTTCTGGCGACCGAGTTTCACATAGACCACTTTGCTCTTTTGACGGCGTTTCATCGGCGGTTGACAGAGTCCCTGACTTTATCGAAAGCCCACCAGCCGGCAAGTCCCACGCAGAAGGCGAGAGAGCCGATGGCGATCCACATGAACCAAGGCGACCCCATGACCTGCGGGTAAGCCCCGCACATGAGGCCGATGCCTGCGACGGTGGCGGCACCCTTGATGTCCTTGAGCAGCCAGAAGATGAGACCGCCGATGATGACGAGGGCGATGCCGGCGATAGTCCAGAGTTTGCCGTCGGAGTCGGCGAGCTGGCGTTCCAGTTCCTCGATACGCTTGTCCTTCATGTCCGATACCTTCTTGGCTTCCGCCTGGTCGGCCTTGGACTTGGCGATAGCCTTGTCGAGGTCGGCCATGGCCTTCTTGCCGGCGGCTTCGGCGGCGGCGTAGTCCTTTTGGTCGGCCTTGGCGGCACGGGCTTTTGCGATGGCGAGATGCCCTTCGTCGGGGACAGGGAGGCTGGCGAGGGCTACGCTGGTCTCGGCACGGACGACCTCTGGCTTGTCGGCGTTGTCCCGGGCGACGGTGACGGCGGCGGCGACCCTCTCTGCACGGTTCTCGATGGCCTCGCCTACCTTCCTGATGGATCCGCCTTCGGTCGGGGCGTCAGGCTGGCTGGGGATGGGTTCCTTCTTGGAGGAGCATCCAGTCAGCAGCAGGACTCCGACGAGAAGGGCGAGCCGCATGGGTCAGCGTCCCTTGAGGACGTCGAGGATGGACTTGGACTTCTGCTCCAGCGAGGCGGCACGAGCGGCGTGCTTCCTGTGGACGAGGAACCCGGCGATGAAGCCGACGACGAGGGCGATGAGGTGGGTGATCATTGGGTTGAAAACTTGGAGATGAGCGCGGCAAGCTGGGCTTCCAACTCGGCGATGCGTTCGGCGTCGGTCTTCTCGACGGGCTGCGGGAGGTAGAGTTGTTCGATGACGCTCAATACCTGCTCGTCTACGGCAGACGGATGGATTTCAAGCCTCGCTCCTTGGGATGAAGTCCAGACCGAGCGGTCTTCACTCGGCGTCCATGTGATGTTCTTTGAATCTGTGATCATGGATTAAAGGTAAGTGATGACGACTACGAAGCCGTTTGCTCCGTTTCCGCCCTTGCCAGAAAGGAAGCCGTTGTTTGACGCGCCGCCACCGCCACCGCCACCACCAGGCCAGCCGCCGTTTCCACCGTGGCCGCCGGTTTGTCCTGAGATGTAGAAGCCACCACCGCCACCGGTTCCGCCCCTGATAAGGGGGGTCAGAGTAGACGAAGTGCCTGGAGTTGCTTGTACGCCGGCTGTGGTTCCGCCGACTCCTCCTGCGATAGAGGTAGAAAGACCGCTGGCCGTAACCGTCGTGGCAAGATACGCTGACCCGTTTCCTCCGTTTTGAGACGTTGTGGTAGACGTATTAGCACCTCCACCGCCTCCACCGCCTCCGGCTCCGATCACAAGGCAGTTGCTCGGAGAGTAGCTTGCGGCAGCACCTCCGACGGTATTATTCCCTGGACCAGAAGTAAGCTGACCAACGGTTGCTCCGAAATAGATGTTTTGAGAAGTAGTTCCAGCCGATGCCGACGCCGATGTCGCGCCGCCGCTTCCGGGGTTGCCAGACCTTGCGATATAATTGTTAAACTGCGTTGGTGCGGCTTGTGCAGCACCCGACTGTCCACTCGTAGTGTCGGTTGCGGTAGAGACGCCTCCCGGTCGGCCTGGAGCAACAATTACGGTTTCCGTGGCGTTCAGCTCATCCGCTCGAACTCGGTAGCAAAAAAATCCGCCAGCACCGCCACCGCCGCCACCACACCTAATTGAACTTGTAGCATACCTTGCCCCTGCACCACCGCCACCGCCGCCACCCCACATATAAAACTCAACAATCTTGGCACCAGCAGGCTTCGTCCAGATGAAGGAGCCAGAGGTCGTCTCAGATCCGAAAGTCTGGATGTCGATGTTCAGGCCACCACCGCCACCGCCAGCGACAACCCACGCGCCGTTATTGCGTCCGTAGGTCGAGCCGTCCGAGGGGGCGTCAGGGATGCCTGCGGTGTTCTGGACGGTCAGGTCTGGGAATATGATTCCGCCAGCGATCAGTTCCGTCTTGATGCCGGTTCCGTCGTCAACGGCTACGCTGTAGTCTTGGATGTAAGCGGAGGACGAGCCGTTGGAAACAATAAGCGGATTCGTGATGGTTCCGCCGTTGAAGCCTCCGGAGACGACCCATCCATTGTATTGCCGTCCGTAGATTTGCCCATCGCTCGGAGCGTCGCCGATGCCCGCCGTCGTTTGAATGGTCGAGTCGGGGAATTGAATCCCGCTTCCGAACATCTTGGTTACATTGAGGTTTGAGTTCCCAACCTCGACAATCCCGGAGCCGCCGTCGATATAAGGGTCGTAACCATACGGTCCAAAGACAGATGTCTCGCCGCCCTCGCCGCTTGCATTAAGATTACCATAGATGGAGCCGCCGACGACGGGAATATAAGCATCCGACGATTGAGTCGCCATCGTGCCGAGGCCGAGGTTATATCGAGCCGATGCGGTGTTCGTCAGACCAGAAAGGTTACCCGCTTTGTCGAGGTAGCTCGTAGCCGTCTGCGTCGCCATCGTGCCCAATCCGAGGTTCGTGCGAGCCGTGGCCGTGTTCGTCAGGCCGGAAAGGTTATCCGCTTTGAGCAGGAAAGTCGACGGGCCTGGGTAGGCCACGGTCTGGACGCTGTTGTTTGAGAACGTGATTCCCGCTGCGTTGTTGATCTTCAACGAGTGCAGGGTGCTTTGGGAGAAAGTGCCGCTGAAATTGTAACCCGTGATGACGTTGGCAATCGAGATACCTCCGAAGACGACGGTGTCGGAAGTACCCAATCCCAAGTTGGTTCGCGCCGTCGAGACATTGGCCAGTCCTGACAGGTTCTCAGACTTTAGCATAAACCCGGTCGAGCCTGGGAATGCCGTCGTCTGGGAAGTCCCGTCGGCGAAGGTCAACCCAGTCGTCGTGGACAAGGAGACATAACCTACCCCTTGGTGTGTCAGCGTAAGTGAAGTGGGAAGAAGCTCCGATCGATTGGATCCGCTTCCTTGATTAAATACTCCTGCAAAGGTCGGCTGATAGCCCGTACCGAGTTGAAGGTTGTTCCGAGCCTCAGCAATGTCGGTCAGTCCCGTGAGATTACCAGCCTTCGACAGATACGGAGTAAGCGCGGACGAGTTGATAAACCCGTCGGGGTTGCTGGCCGGGTAGTACCCAGAACCGTCGATGCTCAGGACGCCAGCGTCCAGAGACAGAGGAAAATCGGCAGCGACGACGCCGGCGGGGCCAGGGATACCCTGCTCGCCCTGCGGCCCTTGGATGCCCTGCTCGCCTTGAATCCCCTGTGGGCCTTGGGGGCCTACTTCGCCCTGAGGGCCAGTCGCCCCCGTTTCGCCTTGGATACCTTGGATACCCTGAATGCCCTGCGGGCCGGGTTCGCCTTGGATGCCCTGCGGCCCGATCGGCCCTTGCGGCCCTTGGATGCCGGCAGCACCTTCCAGATTGACCGTCCAGGCGGAGAAGGTTCCCGCGCCCGTATGGTTCTTGATGTCGGCGACCATGACGCCCGTGATCGCATCGTAACTGAAAACGTCACCGTGCATATGGTGGTCGTTGTCATGCGCGATGATGATGGACTGCTGGGTCGTGTAAGCCAGACCCGTCTCGACGGTCAGGGTCTGAAGGCCATTAGCAAGCGTCAGGCTCGTCGTCGACGTGGTCTCGTACTTGTCGCCGTTGATACCCTGCTCACCCTGCGGGCCGATTGGGCCTTGGATGCCTTGGATGCCTTGCGGCCCTTGCTCGCCTTGCGGGCCTTGGGGGCCGGTGGCTCCCGTCGCACCCTGCGCGCCAGTCTCGCCTTGGATACCCTGAATGCCTTGGATACCCTGCTCGCCTTGGACGCCTTGCGGGCCTTGGGGGCCAGGCTCTCCTTGGACACCTTGGACGCCCTGCTGGCCTTGGGGGCCGGTATCGCCGGTATCCCCCTTGTCGCCCTTATCGCCTTTCTCGCCCTGAATGCCTTGCGGCCCTTGAGGCCCTTGCGGCCCGGTAGCTCCGGGGATGGCCACCTCTGCCGTCAGGGTTGCGTTAGCCCCCACGATCGCCGCAAGGACGACCTCGCCCTCGACGGACGCGCTGAGGGAGGCACTCGTCGGGATGACAACAGAAAAGCCCATTAGGAAGCCGGGTTAGGGGTGATGCTGTTAATGACGTTGAGTTGCTGGATTTGAGATCCGAAAGAGATGACGCCGTTCGTCCAGATGACGTCCCAGTTGGCCGTCCCGATATGCCAGTCGGCGGTGTTCGGGAAGTTGCAGGTGAAGGACAAGCCGTTGGGGGCGACGGTGACGGTCAGGTCATGCCGCTGGGAGCGGGAGTCGAGGACAGAGGACTTGACGTCGTACCCGAGGAGGTTGGCCGGCCAGCCTGGCTCCGGGGTGTAGGTGACTACGGCGTTGAAAGTCGTGCTTCGCTTGATGTTGGGTACGTTACAAGACATAGGGTTCGCCGTTTGGGTTTAGCCGTGTGTCAACACGCCCCCAAAGCCCTTAGTTCTGGTCGACGAACCCTTGGACGCCGTCTACGCCTGAGTACCAGTAATCAGGAAACTCCGCGCTGTCGATGTTTTGGAACCCGTCCGTGAAGAGGGTGTAGTCCATGGCAGTAGGGGGGGCTGGGATTGCCGACCTTCCACCCGGAGAGGGAGGGCTTGGGGGCAAGCCTTGTCCGCCTGGGGTGAAAGTCTTGCCCGTCAGCTCTTCGGCGTAGATCGAATTGATGCCGACTGCCGAATATAAGAAAATGGTTGGTGCGTTATCGAAACCACCGTCAAAGTCGAAACCATAGTTTTCACCGCCCGTGAAGAGCAGCGTCTTCTGCTCGGTCGTGGCGTTTGCGGACTCAGGCTTCTCCGGGCCGTCCTGATTGTTCTTCCATTGAACCCAACCGAACTTGCTGCCCCAAGTCCTGTCCGAGGAATTGACGTCAGGGCCGTCGAGTGGGGTGGCCATGGGATCAGACTCGGGAGTAGTAGTAGCGCGCGGTCAGGGAGCCGACCTTGATGCGGTCTGCCCAGAGCGACCCAGTCACGAACTGGCTCAACCAGTTGACCGTCTTGGTAGACACCGTGACGTTGGCCTGGGCCAGCAGGATGTAACCGTAGTCGTCGCTGTCTTCGACGGCTGTCCCCGTGATCCAGACCTGAGGGTAGCCGGCGTTCTCACGGTCAGAGTCTGGGAAGGCGTTTGTCGACGGGTTCATCCCAGAGCGGATGTAAAAGTAGATATTGCCAGGCGGGACTTGGACGGTGGCGAGTCCCATGAGGGGCTTAGGGACGACGGTCAACAGGTCGCTGATCGAACTGCCGCCCCATACCACCGGGACGATGTTGTTGATCGTGCCGGCCGTTACCGTGGCATCAAACATCGCAGAGTCTTCGCTCCATGTGATATCGACCTTGAACGGGTGGTCGTATGACTGGGCGATGCTTACAAGTTCCTGAGGGAGGCCATAGGAGACGCCGTCCGTGTTGGCGTAGAACGTGACGTCGTTCGACATCATCGTCCGGGTGCAGTCCGCAGCCGAAGCAAGCTTGTTCAGCTCGGAGGCCAAGATGGGCTGACCGTTTGCAAACGAACCACGAACCGAGTCACTATTGAATCCTCCGATGGAACGCATATCAGGTGGCGTCGACGTTAGGATAGATGTCCTTGTCCCAGCCGGAAAGGCCGGAGAGCATCAGGTCTGCCGTCACCTTGTAGATGCCGCCAAACTGTTCGACCGAGCAGTTGGTGATCAGGAAGCCCTTTCGGATTTTGGACTGCCACTTTTCTGTGTAGATAAAGGCACCTCCGTAGGCACCTGTCGCCAGGCCACGATAGGCCACGGGGATCTGGTACAAGGCACCGCTCGTCGTCCAGCCAGCGTATGATGCAAAAGCAAGCGCGGTCGTTTCGCTCGGCACATAGAACAAGCAGCGAAGGGTGTTCGCCGGCTTGTAGTAGTTCTTGATGCCGGCCTTGATGTTGACCTCGACCGTGTCTTTGTTCTCTGCCTTCTGGTAGGGAAGGAAGCCGACAAACTGGAAACCTTGAGTAGAACCGCCAGAAGCCACGGCCGGTCGGAACAGGGCGCGGTTCGGATTCTTGGTCTCGTCCGGTTCCCATCCGCTTGCAGGCGGGAAGCCGGCAAGCACGTTTGTTCCGACGCTTACGCAGTTAGGTACTTGAAAGTTGGGGTGATGTTCGATCGGCTCGGAAGCCGACGACCCGGTCATCACGATCTGCGTGATGGTCATCAGTCCGCCGTTCACGTCCGGGTCGATGCCGCAAAAGTCGGCCGTGACCGTCATAACATTGGCCTTATCCGTAGCGTAATTTGCCTTCCAGATTTTCAGGTTGGCAAGTTTGGACGGCGTGGAGGTGCCGAGCAGGGAGGAGAGCGTGGTGCCTTTGGCGAACGTCGTCGTGAAGTTGTTCGCCATCGAGATGTCCCACTTGAACCTGACCTGAGCCTGGAGAAGGCCGAAGCCGTCCGCCTCGACCTGCCAGCCTGGTTGCGGGACGGGGTTGAGAAGAGTATCTCCGTATTTGATGACAGTAGGGGAGGCCATTATCGTGCGAGGGTGTCTGGGGTTCGTTCTGGGACGAGGTCGGGCCGGGTGTTTTCGGCCGTCTGTTCGGTCGCAGTTGCGATCCGTTCAAGGGGGGTGAAGGCCACGGCTCCGAAGATGTCACCGCCGCCCATCTGCTGCATCTGGGACGCCGCGCTGGCTTCGGAGAACCCGAAGGGTGAGAGTTTCCTTCCGTCGCCCTTGAGCTGTTTAGCAATCTCTTTCTTGGCGTCTTCGCGCTTGTCTTCGTCAATCTCCTCAAGGACGAACTTGGTGATCTCCTCGTCCGTCATGTACTTGGGAGCGTTCTTGACTTTGCGAGCCACTTCATCCTCAAGGGACTCGAAAGGATTCCAAGACCCAAGAGTAAAGAAGTTTTTAATAGAAAACTGAATCTCCTCAATCATGTTCATGAATCCTCCGATTACATTGACCAGTATGTTCTTGAAGCCACGATAAATTTCGTCAATTCCTTGTGCTGCGCGTCCAAGGGATCCGGAAGACTCGTTTTCTGCTTCAACCCATACGTCAGATGCGTCTTGAATTGCCTTGGAGCCTGACTTGATGATGGGCAGGAGATCCTTGAAAGAATCTCCGAACATCTTCGTGCCGTAGTAAAGCAGCGTGGCCTCGTCCGTGCCGGCGGCATAGGCGTCGGCCAGATACTTAAGTGCCTTCTGGTGGTTGAACGTTCCGTTGGCAACTTCGTCCAGGCCGACTCCCATCTTGGCGAGCAGGTTGGTCAGCTCGCCGCCCTTGATGCGAGCCTCTCCCATGCGGCGCGTGAACTCGGTGAACGAACCTGCCAGAGAATTGATGCTTACGCCGAAGGCGGAAGCGAAGCCTTCCATGCGGTTAAGTTGTGAAATGGATACGCCAGTAGCAATGGAGAGACGGCGAAGGTTCTGGGCGTAGTCGGCCAGCTCTTTGATTTTTTCGATGACAGCCTTGATGGCTTCTCCAAAAACGTCTACAAAGGCTCCGATGACCCCGCCGATAGGGCCGCCGAGAAGTTTGCCAATCCCCATGCCGCTGTTGAGCTGATCGGCACCACCTTGGAATGGATTTACTCCGGCCTGAACAGAACCAGACATCCTTCCCAGGCTCCTGCCGGCATTGGCAAGACCCTTCTCAAACTCCTGCATATTAATTCCAAGTGTTACAAGTAGGTCGGCCATGGCTTTAGGTTAGGTTGTTCGCCTTTTTGTAGGCTTCAATACGATCCTTGAAATTCTTTAAATCTTCTTCCTCTTCAGTCGAAAGGATGTCGAGCTTGGCTCCATTGTAAATTGCATTAGCCACGGACATCCAGACGGCCTCGCCTTCCGGCATCGTCCAAGCCTCCTCCAGGCTGACTCCATTACGACAAAGGCTGGCAATACATGAAAGCGTGAAAGGAATCCCGTCACTACGCTTGCTTCCATCCTTTTCATCTTTTTTCCAGAATTTAGGGTAAGACAGGGAAACCTTGATGCAGCCCAGAATCGTTCCGATGCTGCGCGAGTAGTACTTATTGTTGATCGCCATATATGCGACATACAACTTTTCGACGTAAGAAAGAGGCCGGGACATCTCTTGCTTATCGTAAGTCGAAAGAATGCGCGCAGCCATTACCACGCCGATAGGGTCGAACTTCTTTTTTCCGGGATCAAGAAAAGGAGAATCAATTGCCTCAAGGGCGACCCTGTGCCGAAGGCAGAAAGGACGAAGCGTCCTGCCGCATACCTTGTCTTGGTAGGGCAGGACGGTCGTGGCCTGTAAGAAGCGAGCATCCATTCGGGATGCTGCCTCCTTATTCGATTTCCTGATACTTGACGGCCTTAACAGAAACCTTACGGAAGTCCTTGTTCGTACCCTTATCTTCGATGTTCTTCATGATAAAGGTAATACCTCCATAAGTAAACTGATCTCCGTTCTGGGGAAGGGAGTCCGATGCCAAGAGGACGCCTTCAAAGGTGAATTCAATAAAACGGTCATCCAGGCGGTCGGTGATGACCCGACCATTCACGTCCGAGACCTCGACGTCCAACTTGAAACTCTGGCTGATAGAGTCAGACTGTAGGGTCATGTAAGTCGACGTGCCACGAAGTCCGTAAAAGTGTGCTACGCCGTAATCAATAGAGGTGCCAGGCATGGTCGTATGGGTTTAGCCAAGTGTCAAGGGGATGGGGGCATGACCCCCCAGAAGGTATACTCGATGGAGTTTCCGTACCTACGCTGGCTCATGCCTTCCTCGTCATTCTCAATCCACAGGTCGTAGAGCTGGCCGTCCGTCGCAGGGTTCCAGAGAGCGGCAATGGCCGGCACGTCGCGCATGGCCCCGATGACCTCGACGACCCGGGAACGGTGGGTGTCCAGCGTCTCGTCGTCGGCCGAAGAGTAGACGTAGACCTTCACCGTGGCTTTGTAGTTTCCGAGGGTCTGTGATCCGAGGTCGTCAATGTTGTTGCTCGACTCCCCGTGGACGATGATGATCGGGATGACCCGGATCTCGTCGGTCACGCCCTTGTGGACGGCGACGCCTGGGAACAGCGGCGCGAGGTATTCGGCCACCCTATTCTCGATGGTGGTTCGGAAACTGTAGAAGGGAGGGTTGGGCATTAGGGGGTGTTGGTAAGGGTGAAGCCGCCTTGGAGGCGTGAAATTACTTGCTGTAGGGTGCCTTGGTTTTTTGGGTCTTTAAGGTGCTTCAGGATGGCCACCCGCATGGCGAAGGCACGGTGGTTCATGGCATACCTCATGAAGTGGTAGCCTTGGCTGTAGTTACGGCCGACGGTGGAGCCGAGGGTGATTGTCGGGTCTGAACCGTTTAGTTTAGGTCGATAAATGGACGTGTTTGCACCTTGGTTGGCAATCCAAGACGAAGTAGGCATCTTGCGGAGTTTCTTTCCGGCGGCGTACCAGCCTGACTTCAGTTTGCCGACACGGGTCTGAACTTTCCTGATATACCTTTCGACGGCTTTCCAGTCGTCGACAAAATACTTACCAACCGTTTCGGTGACTTTATAAGACGGCTTGCCGCGCCGCTGTTCGTGGATGCCTTTGATTGTTGCCTCGTTTGCACCCATGATGAACTTAGCACGGCTCTTGGCGGTGTTGCCCATGATCCTCTTGAAATAGTCGAATTCACCCTGTCCGATGATGCCCCCACGGTTACTGATCATTTGGAAGACATATCCCGGGTCAGAAACCCTTGGCAGCTTCATCTTGTCCCGCGCCCAGGCCGAGAAAACCCCGATATTATCATTGGCTGCGACACTTGCCGCCGGCGCGAAATGAAGGGGCTGGAAAATCTTACGGACGTCACGGCTGACGGCGTCTTTTCCTTTCTTTAGTGCCTTGCTTCCAAAGCCACCTTCGGCACCCCTGTTCACAGAAGGGGTTTTGCCAGAAAAGGGAGGCGTGAAATTGCACATATCAATGGCAAACAGGCCAGCCTGGTGCTGGATGATCCGTGCCATGCTTTTACGCATTACCAAAGCGTAGATGGCCAGATGCTGGGCGAACTGGGTGTAGTCCACCTTGACGTCCTTGGCGACTTGGACCACCAAGGCCATTACTGAACCTTGGTCTGAACCTTGACGATCACCCAGGCCGACGGGGTGCGGTCTGTCACGGTCATGATGCGGAACTCCTGTCCGCCATAGGCCACGACATTCCCGAAGGCGATCAGCCCGGGGTTCGCCTGGGCGTCGGCGCGGAGGAACTTCATGTCGAAGGAGGTCTGGTTCATGAAACCGCCCGTTTCCAAGTCCTGCATGATGGCCGGCTGCGACATCAGGGCGTTTAAGGCTACTGGCGAGCCGCTGGGGACGTTTTTAACGGTCACGGCCTTAGGGATCTCGGAAAGGATCTCCGAGGCGTCAGCGGCCCATTCGTCAGTAATTCCCGACATGGGTTTAGCCCATTGTCAAAATAAGAGACCCTCCCCCCATGGCGTGGGAAGAGGGTCTCGCATTGTCGCTTCGGGGTGTTTTAAACCACCCCTAAACTTTA